GACTGGCAAGGTAGTAAAAAAACAACCACATACAATTCACAAGTTATGCGCACACGCGTTATGGAGTTTGTTGATAAGGCATACAAGATCACAGAGATACAACGAGCAGATCACCCTGTAAAAGATGTAGTTGTGTTATTCGGTGGTGACATGGTGGAAGGTTTATTTAACTATCCAGCGCAACTACATGAAGTTGATGCCACGCTATTTGAACAATATGTAACCGTATCAAGACTAATTACAGATGTTATTAGGAAAGCACTTGCTATGTACGAAAATGTATTAGTGGTTGCAGAGTGGGGTAATCATGGGCGTATCGGTAACAAACGCGCAGATGTACCACGCAACGACAATATTGACCGTATGTGTTACGAATTAGCACGCCAGTTATTAGCAGATGAAAAGCGATTAACTTGGCAAGATTGCCCAGATGATGTACAAAGAGTTGAGATCGGTAACTATCGTGCGTTGTTAATTCACGGTGATGAAGTGGGAAGAAATGGGTTTGCATCACCTACTGCGATTGTTCAACACGCAAATCGTTGGCGTAGCGGTGCGTATCCGTGGGAGTTCAGAGATGTATATGTGGGGCATTACCACACACACGCTTGTTGGCCCATGGCGAATGGATTAGGAAGTATTTACCAAACAGGTTCAACCGAAAGTGATAATCGGTATGCACGCGATCTTTTAGCTGCTAGCGCTATCCCAAGCCAACGATTACACTTTATTGACCCAATTAAAGGCAGAGTTACCGCAGAATACAAAGTGTGGTTGGATTAATCTTCATCATCATAATCATCACCGCGTTCAATAGTAATTAACCGCATATCTGAAATATCAACACTATTTTCTCTTGCTGCGGTCATTGCTTCCTTGAATACACCCAGCGCACGGTTAGTGAGATCATCAATCATGTCTGGATATTCAGTTTCTGTTCCTAATTCAACAGTCAAACCACCGCAACGGATTGCGATTTGCGAGTAATGTGATTTATCAGCCATAGGAAAAGTGTATGCCCACTTATGTATGAGTGCGCAAGTGTTACAAATAATGTGTCGGGATTAAAAAACTGCCTACTTTTACAAGGCGTGTAAGGCTATTTGCGGACATTTCAATAGCAATTACATATATATGTACCACTTGTACATATGCGTGTCTGTATCGGGCTGTAACGGCGTTAGAAACACCCTCTAAAACCCACTTCGGCGTGGGGTGATACACTTGTAGTCGTACGAATAACTAAATAGTGGTTTTAGAAATTTCCGAGACTCTACCCAGAAATGGCAGTCCGAGATTAACGCCTAGGCACTCAGACAACTTAGATCGGAAAAAGTAAATTACCCACACGCAGCAACACTAGACAAATAAATATACGGCAAAAAAAATTACCTAATACGCCCAGCAATAAATCCTTCGGGACTGTACACGGATTAGCGAAATTGGACGCCGCATATTTTACATAGGAGATATAAACGGAAGGCAAAATCGTTATTTAGTTTGCACCGTTCAGAGTATCCAGTAACAGATTGCAAGTCCGAACATAGCCAGCACAAACTGTTAGTCGCTGACAATTCACGCTAACAGTAATTAGGCAGAGGTTCGGTATTCGGTAAGGTTCACAATTCACCGATCTAACACATTGCAAAAAGTTATGACACGCAAATAAGGAAACGCACGCAACGGGTAAGTCCTCGACCAGTGACAAAGACAGGCACCCACAGTAGTTGCTAATCAGCGCACTTCAAATAAGGCGGAAGTCGGTATGGAGAATTATCTCAGAGGTCGGTTTGACAAACCGATAGTGGTACTCATTCCACAAACACATAAATAACTAGGGACATAATTCCGAAACGGCGCTCACACTAAAAGTGAGTGCCGTCTAACCGCTTAGGCAACGGTTACTGATGAGGAAGCCTACAAAAAGGGGTAACAAAATGAAGATCACACTAGAACAAATAGCAAAAGCAATAACTGACTATGACCCACAAACAGAAACAGATTTACCGACATTCGGTTCTGCAACTGTTCAACTTGGAGAAACATGGAAAGTAACAAGAGCAGAAATAGTCTGGGGCGGATATATACAAATAGATCACCCTAGTTTTATTCACACTATCAACTTCGGTGAAGCGGATAATGGTTGGAGTTACAACGATGATGAAGGATTTGGATATGGTGATTTTATTTCATCAGAAGATTTTACAACTCCTGAAAGAATTGCAAAAGAGTTTTTCCTTCAAGTAACTAACAATTCACAACTAATAAAATAACAACTAATAGAAAAGGGATAAGAAAATGATGACAAGACAAAACTACGAAGTAATTGCTGATCTAATAGTAATTGCTAAACAACATAACCCAGAAGCAATCAGAGGATTAAACGATCTGGCAATGATGCTAACTGGCGCATTTGGTACAGACAATCCACGCTTTAATACATATTTATTTCTTAAAGGGGCAGAACATTACGCAGCAAACGATTACGCAAACAAAACAACAGAAACAATGGACAGTACTTGGTCTAGTTTCCAACAACAACTACTAAAGGGAGAATGAAATGGCAAAGATCGTATATCAATCTTTTTGCAATTGCGGTTGGAAAAGCGCAGAAAAGAAAACTAAGAAAGAAGCAGTAGCGTTACTACAAAAACACAAACACAAAGTAAAGGTAATTGAATACACAGTTACAAAAAATAAGTACATGACTACATATACAGGTAAAAAAGTAGCATAACAAGATCGAAATACCGTGCGGAGTAGGCAAAAATTTAATCCGCACGGTATATAGCAGTAATTCTGCTACTGATGAGATCATCAGAAACTACAAACAAAGGACGAAACAAATGGCACTATCTTGGGATATAACAAACTGTTCAGACATTGAACTTCTAAAGTCTGGCACAGAATGGAATAAAACAGAGGGCATTATCTTCTCAACTATGAGCGTGGATATGCAATCAATTACAGAAGAAAACGCAATTGAGTTTTACGCCAGATTGCGGTTATTGTCGGCGGTTTACAATGGTTTCTTTTACGATAAGGAAACAGATCAGTATGTAGCACCGACATTTGAAGATGTACGGATACGCATTGGACTAAAAACCAACGCATACAGTCCTAACACATTTACACAATGGTTAAACCGTATCGTGAAGGTACATAGTGCAGATATAAGCAAGAACAAAATGTTAGCCGCTTACTACGCAGCAAAAGTAGAAGTGGAACAACTTATGAAAGAAAAAACAACTCATACCGATCGTAACGAAAGTTTTGCGTACGATCTACAAGCACGAAGTGGGGCATAACAAATGAAAACAGTTACACCAAAATATCCACAAGCAGTAGTTCATTTAACACTTACTGAAAATGCGTTTGAAATTATGGGTACTGTACGGAAGGCACTCAAAAAGGCTGGCGCAACTGAACTTGAACTTAGTCAATACTCAATGGACAGTATGTCTGGTGATTATGACAATCTCTGTAACACGGTACATAGATGGGTAACCGTTGTATGACCGCCAAGATCATCAACATACGCAATACAGAGTGTCCTAATTGCCCTGAAATACAACCAGTTACCGATATTGAAGCAGACTTAGCATTTATTTTGGTATCTACCGAAGTATTTGCTAGATCGATCAACGCTGGTAATTACGAAATGGCAATGCAAGTAGCAGATCAACTTATTGTTAGTGGTAATAAGTTAGGTCAATACGCCATTCACAAATCGCATAGTTGAAGGCGAAACACGGTAAAAAGTAGGCAGATTTTTAATCCGCAGACATTTTTACCGTGTCTAGTGCTGGACGGCACTACTGATGAGCCTCATCAGAAAATAGAAAAGGGAAATACAAATGACTGAAGAAACAACAACAGAAGCACCATATACAAATCAACAAATCGCGGAAAACACCGTTAAGGAACTATCTGCAAACGATCTCACAAAAGAGTTTCAACGCTTACTTGATGAGGTTGAGTACTACAAAAACGATACAAAACTTGCAAGAGAAAGAGCAACGCAAGCAACTTCAAGGTACTTAAATCTCTTTACATCTATTTCAGATTTTATCAAAGAGCATGTAAAAGAGGAACAAGTACAGATTGACAACCTCAAAGAGTTAGCAGAGGAACTCAATATTGAACTTACAAAATCTATCAAGGTTACATTTAATGTTAAGTGCGAATATGAATTTGATGTTCCACTTGATTGGACGCATGATGATATTGATGATAGCGATTTCACCGTTCGCATTTCTTCAAATGTTCCAGATGGAGATGTTGAAGAAACACATGAGTCATATGAGATCGAAGATTTTGAGGTTGAAGATAATGACTAATCCAAACACTACACAGAAAGAAGGTAAAGAAATGGATGTATTTGTAACTATAAGTCCGGGCGGACATTACCACGATGCCTGTTTATCTAAAGGTTTCGTATCATCACATCAACACATTGTTGTTAGTTTTACTGCTTGGAGTAAGTGGTATAACGAACAACGATTTACAAGAAAGACAATTCAAGTTCCACCACCAGCATTCGTTGGCGATACTTACGCAATTGTGAGAGATATGGCTAATGAGTTAAACAAACCAGTAACAACAACCGAAGGGATAAACGCATAATGGCACACAAACTAGAGGAATTTGAGGACGGTACTTCCGCCTTCTTTTCCGCAAGAGAGGTTGCTTGGCACAAACTGGGCACCGTTACAGAAGGCGCACTCACCGCAGAAGATGCGCTAAAAACTGCACAACTTGATTGGGAAGTCATCAAATCTGATGACCCTGTATCAACAATGGTTCCCATGTACGGTAATACGGCTATGGAACAAGGCTCAATGGAAGAGATCACATATACAGATAAGTTCATGACTTATCGCTATCACCCAAAGACAAAAAAGGCGCAAGCCCTTGGCGTTGTGGGTAATCGTTACACACCAGTTCAGAACCTGCAAGCATTTTCATTTCTAAATGCAGTTGCCGATGAAAGTGGCGCAGTATTTGAAACCGCTGGCAGTATTGATGGCGGTAAAAAAGTGTTCATGACAATGAAAATGCCAGAAGGATTACAGATCGGTGGCGTAGATGCTATTGATCTATATCTAATGGCTTGGAACACACATGATGGAACTTCATCATTCAATGTTCTGGTTACTCCTATCAGAGTAGTTTGCCAGAACACGCTAACTGCCGCTATCGGAAGTGCTAAATCCACTTTCACATTACGCCACACACCAAGAGTGGATAGCAAAATCCAAGCGGCACGCGAGACACTTCAACTGACATGGAAATACACAGAGTCATTTGAAGAGTTAGCAAATAACCTTCTCGGTCAGAAAATGACTGATAAGGAATTCTATTCATTAGTTGAAACTGTATTTCCAATTGATGATCCCGAAAGCCCACGCGCAGTAACTATGGCGGAAACTGCACGCGGAACACTTAACGGTCTATGGAAAGCACCAACACAAGCCAACATTTTCGGTACAAAGTGGGCGGCATATAACGCCTTTACCGAATATGCGGATTGGGCTAAGCCAGTACGCGATAAAAACCCAGATACTGCTAGGGCTATCCGCATAGTTACTGGCGCAGGAGATAACTTCAAGAACAAAATCTTGAACCTTCTCTAAGTCATAGCAAGTCGGTAGGCGGTTTGGTACAAGTCGGGTAATAGTTAAGTAACCCCACAAAGTGCCAAACCGCCTAATCGTCTGCAGAGCGTGTTTCTACTATTAGGCATAACAATAAATAGATACACGACTTGCACTTTTAGTTACTTGAACTCAACAAATAGATCGTCTAATCTAGTTAATGGAGGCAAACCCAAATGACAGAAGTTATTTTAAGCAGTATTTTCGCTTTATTTTTCGCAGTAGCGATTTTGGCTACTAACACACTTAATGAAAACCCTTTCAAATTAACATTACGCGGTCGCAGAGTTGTATTTATATTTGCGATTGTCTTTGGGTTTTTATTATCAAAACCTGTATTTCATATTCAATGGGATTGTGATTTACGAACAAATGCAACTACAAATGAGTGCAAAGTAAATTGGAAGTAGGCAGTTTTTTAATTTTTACAAGTTTCTGCATACAGATCGTAGGCAGATTATTTACGGAAGGTAAATAACAAATGACAAACACGGTAAAAATACTGGTGGCGATAGAAATACCAACACCACAATCCAACCTTGAAAAACTCAAGGGTGCGGAACTATCAAAAGAGATACGCGATACGGCAGAAGGCGAAGTACTACACGCACTTCAACATCTCAACCCAGTTGTATTGCGTGTCCGACTAGCAAGAGAGAAGGCATAAATGGAAAATAAATCGGCTCTGGCGGTCAATTCAGACCAACAGATGTGGGATACAAAACAGTTAGCCGCTTTGAAACAACTAGGGCTAACAAACGCAAGTAATGGGGATTTAGCAGTATTTCTTCATTATGCACAACGAACAGGGCTTGACCCTTTTGCACGCCAGTTGTACATGATTGAACGCGGTGGCAGGTTCACCATTCAAGCATCTATTGACGGACTGCGAATAGTTGCTCAACGATCTGGTGAATATGCTGGACAAGTCGGACCGTTTTGGTGTGGCGAAGATGGCGTGTGGACGGATATATGGTTGGAAAAAACACCGCCTCTGGCGGCAAAGGTTGGCGTATTGCGCAAGGGGTTTATTGAACCACTTTGGTCGGTCGCTAAATTTGATGGATACAACGCAAATAGTCCGATCTGGAAGAAAATGCCAGACTTGATGATTGCTAAATGCGCAGAAGCGTTAGCACTTAGAAAGGCGTTTCCTAACGATCTATCGGGTATTTACACCGCAGAGGAAATGGAACAGGCAGGTTCAACGATTGCGCCAGTAAGTGCAGTTGTTGAAATACCTGAACCAAAACCAGTTGAAAAACCACATATGGTGGCAAATTATCAAGATACGGTTGAAGTTATTAAACAATCAACAGACTTGGAAGCGTTGCGTAAGTTGTTCAACGATTACAAGATCAATCTTGATAATGAATTTCCCGATCGGGCTACAAATGAATTGACTACTCTCCGCGCAGAAATTATGGAGAGAAAAGCATTTCTTGAAGGCGAAAAGGTAAATGGATAATTCAAGTTTCTATATGGAACTTGATTTTAGTACCGAATTAACACCTGCGGAACGATTTGCACAGTTTCACGCAAACAATCCGCAGGTGTATTCGGCGCTAAAGTCTATGACTGCTGAACTTGTAAATCGAGGTCGGCGCAGAATTGGCATAAATATGCTATTTGAAGTATTGCGCTGGAATTACTACATGGAAACTGATGATCCCAATTCCGATTTCAAGATAAATAACAATTATGCACCGTATTACTCACGGTTAATAATTGAAGAAAACCCACAATGGGGCAAAGTGTTTGAACTCAGAACAATAAGGAGCAAATAATGGAAACAAATAAGGAAACTCTCAACTTCTTTGAGCAAATCTATGGCAAAGGAACTATTACTACAAATAGCGTGACTATTAAAAGAAAATCTGAACAACCCCTGATCTCAATTTCGCCAGATAAGTTATTTGAACTATACGGCAATCTTGTTTTAGCAGGTTTCTCAGAAGATGAAGCACTCATAATCATTGTGGGAATTGCCCGAAATGACTCAAATAAGTAATGAACCGTACCGCTGCTGGTATTGCGCTAACTGGAAAGAAAATGAGTTAGCGCAATGCACAGTATGTGGGAATTCCGGAAAGGCAAAGTCAAATGGTTACACCACAAGCAATAGAAAATAGACTGGCATCATTATCTAAGGAAGTTGATGATGCGCATGATTTTCTTGAACAGGCAGAACACGGTTATCACAAAGCAAAAGCAGAGTTTGAGATTGCGGTAGCAACCGAAAGGCTTGCATTTGCTGGTGAGAAATTACGCGTTCAAGATGTACAAGATCACGCCTTGATTAGATGTCAAACACAATACAGATCACTTAATCAGGCAGAAGCAGTAGTAAAAGCAGCAAGAGCAAACTCAACGCGTATCCGCACACAAGTGGATATTGCACGGTCTATCGGAACTTCCGTTAGAGCATCACTAGAGATATAAGGGGATAAAAATGAGAGTGGAACTAATAAAAGCAATTGTAGAAGCCTTACCAGATAGCGAACTAATTGTTACATATTGGTTTGATAAGGAACAGGCAAATGATTTAGCAGCACAAAATGATGAGGAACTACTAACAGATGCAGAGTGGTTATTTATATGGGAAAAAATGTCAAAAGATAAAAAACTCAATCAAATCGCAGATGAGTTATTTGATGAGTTATTTTGGAAAATAATCGAAGCAAGAAAGGGATAACAAATGCAAATAGATGAAATGTTAATGAAAGCATTAACAACATACGATAACAACCGAGAAAGATCACAACAAAAACAAATCGGAGTATCACAAATCGGTGGTTGTCGCAAGCAAGTATGGTTACAAATACAAGACACGCCAAAGACAAATGAAACACTCAAGTTACCTGCACTTATGGGCACCGCAATTCACAAGATGATCGAAGAGGCATTAGTGAAAGATAATGCGGCTAACTGGGGTGAATACTGGTTGGAAGAGGAAGTTGAATATGACGGATTAAAAGGTCACATTGACTTGTATATTCCAAGCGTAGGCGCAGTTGTGGATTGGAAAACCACAAAGTTAAAAAATCTTACTTATTTTCCAAACACACAACAACGCACACAAGTGCAGTTATATGCGTATCTATTATCAAAAAATGGTCATAGTCCTAAAACAGTTACACTTGTGGCTATTCCGCGTGATGGAGATGAGCGCAATATCAAGTTACACACCGAGGAATATAACGAAACAATGGCACTTGAAGGTTTGAAGTGGCTAAGAGAAGTACAAAATATGGATATAGCACCAGCACCAGAAAAGTATGCTGCTCAATTCTGCAAGTTTTACTGTTCGTATTACGGTGAAAGTTGTGGTGGTAAGGGAAAAGAAGTAGCGGAAACTACGATCACAGATAATCAAACTGTTTCCGCTATTGAACGCTACATAATCCTTTCAGAAGATATAAAAGAATTACAAACGGAACAAGATGGCATTAAATCCTATTTGCAGGGAATTGATGGCGTTACTCCGAATGGCAATTCTGTGAAATGGACTCAAATCGCAGGTCGTCAGTCAATTGACGAAAAGGCAGTTGAGGAAGCGTTAGGTTTCGTTCCTAAGAAACAAGGAGAGGCAACAATGAGATTGACGGTGAAATAATGGCGTGGATAAAAATTGACGATAGTTTTCCCGATCACCCAAAAGTGGTCGGGCTATCTGATACTGCATTTCGTGTTCATATTAGCGGATTATGTTATTGCGGAAAGTATTTGACCGATGGGTTAGTACCAATGCAAATAGCATCAAGATTTGCTAATAACGATATATCTGTACTTGTGGAATTAACAAACGCGGAACTATGGCGTGAAGATGTATCAAATAACGGTTTCCGTATTCACGATTATCTGGCGCATCAAACTAGCAAAGATCAGGTAGAAGTAAAGCGTGCAAGTCTCAGAGAAAGACAAAAGCGTTACCGAGACAAACACGCAGTACCAGATAACAACGCAGAACCAGTTGATGATGATTGGAATAACGCGTTAATAACAGAGCCAGAATACAGAATACAGAATACAGAATACATAAAACAGAATACAGAAGAAAAGCAACTACTTCCTACTCCAAGAGTAGCAAGTGCAAAACAAGCGGTTGAAAATATAAGCAATAAATTAACAGAAGCACGCGCTAATGGTATTAACGCATGGAACTTATCTCGATTAGTTGAAGATGAATGGGATAAGTTACATAACAATAATGACATTGGCGGTTGTATAGCACTAACTGCGTGGTATGTAGCGGAACTACAAACACGCCAGTTATCCAGCGCAGAGATCGGGCGCATTGGTCAAATGACAAAGAGGTTTGGTCGGATAGCGTTATTAGCAATAGACGAAGCCGCAAGTAAAGATTTAACAGATTTAGTAAGTTACGCATACCGCGTGGCGCAAAATATGTACAAAGAGAGGCAAGGCAAATGACCGAAAATAAGTCACCAGAGACGAATACAGACTCGCAGAATAACGACCCTAAGTGCGTTATATGTAACGACCCAGCAAGTCACCAGAAACTCGGTAGAGATGTTTGTGAGTATCACTGGGAACTATCCAACGATCACAAAAGGGGTAGATAAATGAAAACATATAATGAATGGATTATTAGCAAATTGGCTGCTGATCTAGGCGTAACAAATAACGCTATTGAACAAGATACAAATGCAACTAAACAAGTCCAGCGTTACATTGTGGCTGAAATTGAAACATATGAGGAACTTGTACAAATTCTGCATGGAAAGGTTGGAAAATAGTATGCAGTTTTTTAATTCCCACAAGTGCAAAAAACCGCATTGGACAGTTGTACAAGGCAAACTAATACTTGAAACTGCTAGTGAAGAGCATCAAGAATTAGCAAAGCAGGTAATAACGGTACTTGAAGCGCAAATACGCAATCAAATTGCGCAAGAGATAATGTTATTTAACCCGATCACAAATCGCAAGGAAATCGTTAAGCGCATGGGTAGTTTAGATAACGCTTTAATCGGTGTTCAGGCAATTTGCGCAGATATAGCACTAGGTAGCGAAAGGGAACAAAATGGAACCAAATGAGAAGTTTGATTTGATACAAAAACTGTTAAGAGAGGTTCACGATCTGCAATTAACGGTAGAAAGTGAATTACCGCCTAATGAACTAGCGTTTGTTTTTTTAACAGGTCATAGGGCAGGGATAGAAGATGTACTAAATGTATTAAGAAAGGAGTTGTAATGTATAACAGATGCGTAAAAACAAATTGTTATTGTACGCACAGCGATGGTTGCGATCGAGGTTATATTTTTATTCGGTATGTGGATAAAAAAATAATTGTTCGCAATAGCGTGCAAACTACGGTTGAAACTTGGTATGATGGCGTGCGTTTTTGCCCAGTTTGCGACCCAGAGAGGGCGCATATCCAAAACACATCTACATCAAGTGAGGAAATGGCAGAACGCCTCAGAAATCGCTCATCACTCCGATCATCGGACAATTACGACAGAGAAGAAGCGACACGAACCCGAACCCTGTAAAGGAGTAGGAAATGCAAAAACAAAACAAACAAAAAATACTATTAACAACTGTTACAGGTTTGTTATTAGTATTAGCAAGTCCAGCAGAAGCAAATGCACCGCATATATCAAAAGAGGAAAAGGTTGCGCATTTAGCGTTACAAAATCCTAAAAAATACGCTCAAATTGCTATAAAGGCATACAACTGGAACACAAACCAGTTTGTATGCCTTTCTCAGTTATGGGGCAAAGAAAGTGCTTGGAACTACAAAGCAGATAATCCTACAAGTAGCGCATATGGAATTGCGCAAATGTTAGGGGAAAAAGCAAAGCACCCAAAGAAACAAATTGATAACGGATTGCGGTATATTGAGCATCGTTATGGAGATCCCTGCACCGCTTGGAAAAAGTGGCAACGACAACGCTGGTACTAGCGCGCAATTTTTTATTGCAGGCAGACCAATTCCACAAGGTTCGCTTAAATTCATTAACGGACACGCAATTCATGTACGCGCACAAGACTTAGCATTGTGGCGTGCTGATATTGCGCGTGTTGCTAAGTCGGTGATCTGGGAAAAAGCAGTTGAAAGCGTTGAAGTTCATTTAACATTTACGCTTTTGAAGCCCAAAACTGTTAAACGCAACGAACCATTTGTTAGACCAGACATTGATAAGTTAATTCGTGCGGTGCTTGACGGATTAACAGGCGTTGCTTATGAGGACGATCAGCAAGTTACAAAAATTACTGCGGTGAAAGAATATGGCGCAGTTGAAGGTGTGTTAATACGCATAACAGATAAAGCAAAGTTAAGCCGCAACTTGCTCTATGCTGAAACTGTCATTGACGATCATTTCAATACTTATGGCGATTAAACCGTCATAATAATCACAGAAGGCATCAAATGACTGATTGGAAAGCACTAAGGGAGTTAATTCTTGCACGGTGCGAACAGTACTGCGAAAAGTGTGGAATAGGGTTATCAGATAACTTCGCGTTGCATCATCGCAAACTCAGATCGCGTGGCGGTAAAGATACAGTTGATAATCTTATTGCATTACATCATGAGTGCCACAATCTTGGAACATTATCTGTTCATATGAATATAAAAAAGGCAACAGAAACAGGACACATTGTTCCGCAACACGCAGACCCATTTGATTATCCGTTATTGCTTCCTAACGGTTCAACTGTTAAACTAACACTTGAAGGAACTTACGATCACATTGAAAGGATTGAAGGCTATGGCTGGTGAAATTGTTATTTACGGAGAAGGGCGTTTAGGTAGCGACCCAGAATTAAAACAAACACCTACTGGAAAATTTGTTACATCATTTTCAGTTGCAAACACACCGCGTATTAACAAAGATGGTGAGTGGGTAGATAAGGAAACAGTATGGTTTCGTTGTTTTGTTTGGGGCAAAAATGCAACAGGCGCGGCAAATGAATTACGCAAAGGTACATTAATTTCATTTAACGGATTACTTGCGCAAAGTACATATGTAAATAAGGAAGGCGTTGAAGTTAAATCACTTGAATGCACAATTAACGGTTATGGTATCGTTCCTAAAAACACGCCAGAACCACTTGTACCGCATAATGAAAAACCGATCGAGGACCCAGTTGATGATCCTTGGGCATTATAGAAAGGCAACAAATGACTATTTCAGAAGTTCAGTTAGGTATTCCAGATGGCATGGTAGATAGCCATACCGCAACAGAGATGCTTAACATTTCACATAACAATTTACGACAACTTGTGTGGCGCAAAATTCTTGTACCGACAGGCAGATACAGAAGAAAATCCTTGTTTAACATCACAGATGTTGAGCGAGTGAAGGCACTTCGCACACCGTCAATCCCTTCGGTGTAGCGAACTAGAGAGAGGGTGCTTCCGTCCCTTGGCACCCTCTCTCCCTAAATTTGAAAGGTAAAAATGGAACTGGAAATAAAAGTTATTCCGATTGATGATCTAACACTTGACCCAAACAATGCGCGAGCGCATAATCAAAAGAACCTAGATGCAATTGCTAACTCTTTGCAAATGTTTGGGCAACGCAAACCAGTAGTAATAACAAAAGAGTTACTTGTTGTTGCTGGTAACGGTACAGTTGAAGCAGCCAAACAAATAGGCTGGAAAGGTTTGTCTTGCGTTACTGTTCCAGATGATTGGGATACAGACACAATTAAGGCATACGCGCTCGCAGATAATCGCACGGCTGAATTAGCATCTTGGAATAGTGAAGTGTTACTAGAACAATTACGCGAACTCAATCTCGCAGACTGGTCTGTTACAGACTTAGGTTTCAAAGGTTTTGATTTGAAAACACGCGAAGAAATTAACACCGATCTAAAAGAGATTGCAGAGCGTTATGAAGTTGTAATTGAGTGTGAAGATGAAAATGATCAAACTGCATTATTGCTACGGTTATCACAAGAAGGGTTGCGTGTTCGCGCAATCGTTATTTAATAGAGTTGGGCAAACTGCCTAACACCTCTCTGGTGAAACATAAGTAATCAGAGTGAGTGCTGGACGGAGCCCTATAAGCCATGCTTTTATGCCATGCTTATAGGGCAAAGTTCGCAAAATAAGAGAGGCAAAAATGAGTATTATCAAATTAAGCACAGAAATTAACAGATCGCCTAGAGTAATGCAGTTAGAAGGCATTTTTGATTTACAAGCGGCGCAAGTATCTACAACAGAAATTCCTAACAATATTCCAGACTTAGGAACACGCGATTGGAATATAGGTTTAATTGTTGGTCCTAGTGGCGCAGGTAAAACAACGGTCGCCAAAGATATGTTTAATCAAGAATTGTTAAGCACAGAAACTATGCAATGGGGTCGCAATAACGCCGTTATTGACGATTTTCCTAAAGAGTTACCGATTAAGGACATTACCGAATTACTTTCAAGTGTTGGCTTTTCATCACCACCTGCTTGGTTACGCCCATATGAGAATTTATCAAACGGTGAAAAGTTCCGTGTGAGTATGGCACGCGTACTTGCAGAGAGTAAAGAGATCGCAGTTGTAGATGAATTTACATCTGTTATTGACCGCACAGTTGCGCAAATTGGTTCTGCTGCTATTGCTAAAACTGTTAGAGCGCGTAATCAAAAGTTTGTTGCAGTTGCTTGCCACTACGATATTGAAGAGTGGTTACGACCTGATTGGATTTACCAGCCACATCTTGGCACTTTCACTTGGGGGTCGGTTCAACCCCGCCCACAAGTCAATGTTGAAGTCATTTGGGCAAAGTATGAAGCGTGGAGCATATTCAGCAAACATCACTATCTAAGCGACAGTTTGAACAAATCAGCGCAAATCTATGTTGGGTTAATCAAAGATCAGCCAGCAGTATTTACCGCTATTCTGCCTCTTATTAACGCTAATGTTAAAAATGCTAGGCGTATTAGCAGGACTGTTGTTCTGCCTGATTATCAAGGTATCGGTTTAGGTGGCAGATTTGTAGATTATGTTTGTGCTGGATTAGCGGCGCAAGGGTTATCTACATATACGACCACAAGTCACCCAGCACGCGTTAGGGCGTTGAATAGATCATCTAACTGGGAAATGATAAGAGAGCCGTCAAGAGTGGCGCAAAGAGGCAAAACATCTTCCATAACAGGCAGGTTAGGACTATCGCGTAGCAGAATAACTACTGGGTTCAGATTTGCAGGTGCGCCTAATGAAGAGATCGCTAAAGTTTTATGTCCACGCCCAAAGAATTAGTGCTATATTTGTAGTGGATTATGGGGGTGGAAATGCCAATATATGCATTTAAGTGTTTCAAATGTAATGCGCAACGCAATGTTCATTTCGGGTTTGATGATATACACGAATTGGAATGTGAGTGCGGTAATGTTATGAGCAAAATTATAGGCGCAACGCCAGCGATCTTTCGCGGTGGCGGTTGGGGTGGCAAGTAATGGGAAGAAGCAGAGTTAAACCTGAAACTTTGGAGAAGGAACGCAAGGTACTTGAATATAGGCGTGGCGGATTAACATTTGATCTAATTGCAGAGCGATTAGGTTACGCAAGTGCATCTGGCGCGCATAAAGCATATTTAAGTGCGTGTAACAGAATTGTTTATGAAGATGTAATTGAAGTGCGCAAATCTGAAATGGACAGACTTGATATTGCGCAAGCGGCTATCTGGGGTGATCTAACAGATACACAAAATGTAGATGCTAATACTCGCGCACGGTTAGTAATGGCGTTAATTAAGATTATGGAAAGGCGTGCCAGATTGCTTGGTTTGGATATGCCTACTAAGGCACAAGTTGAGGTAAGTATCTATGACCGAGACACAATTGATGCAGAAGTCCAACGACTTGTCGCTATCCTTAATAGTCAGCCGCAGAGTTAGATGGCTTAACCAGTTAGCACGACCTGAACAATTACCAAGCGAAGATACATCTTGGAACACTTGGTTGTATTTAGCAGGGCGTGGCGCTGGTAAGACACGCACGGCTGCAGAGTGGTTGGCTTGGGAAGCATCTAGCAAACCAAAGACACGCTGGGCTATTGTTGCGCCTACTTATGGAGATGCTAGAGATACTTGCGCAGAAGGTGAAAGCGGTATTGTTAATGTGTTACGCCAATATGGCACTCTAAAGGATTACAATCGCTCGATCGGTGAAATCTTTTTAACAAATGGGTCACGCATTAAATTGTTTTCTGGTGAAGAACCAGAGCGTTTGCGTGGTCCTCAACATCATGGCGGTTGGTTTGATGAGTTAGCAGCATTTAAGTATCCAGAGGCATGGGATCAGTACCAATTCGGTTTGCGTTTAGGTGAATTTCCACAAACTATTGTTACAACTACACCCAAACCTATCAAGATCATCAAAGAGTTAATTAAACAAGATAATGTGAGGGTAGTGCGCGGTTCCACATTTGATAATGCAGCAAATTTAGCTGAAAGTGCATTAGCGCAATATAGATTGCGTTATGAGAACACGCGCCTCGGCAGACAAGAATTGTACGGAGAAATACTGGACAATGTAGATGGTGCGTTATGGACTCGCAAACTAATTGATGATGCAAGAGTGGATAGCGCACCACCACTTATTCGGGTTGTAGTTGCCATTGACCCTGCGGTAACTGCTAACGCTACTAGCGATGAAACTGGCATAGTTGCGGCTGGAATTGCATCAAATGGTGATTACTACATACTTGATGACAAATCTATTCGCACAACGCCAGATGCTTGGGCAAGAGTGGCAGTTGAGTTGTATCACAAACACAAAGCAGACAAGATCGTTGCCGAAACAAACAATGGCGGTGATATGGTTATTTTGTTATTAAAACAGGTAGATGCTTCTATTGCGACAAAAAAGGTAACTGCCACTAGAGGTAAGCAATTACGCGCTGAACCGATCAGCAGTTTGTACGAACAAGGCAGAGTGCATCATGTTGGATACTTCTCTGATCTTGAAACTCAAATGTGTGAATGGACGCCACAATCTACAGAAAGTCCTGATCGGTTAGATGCATTAGTGTGGGCATTAACAGAATTAAACTCTGGTGGTGCTAGTATGATCGCACTCGCAAGTATGGCAGTATTATGTACAGTTTGCGGTATGCCATCACCGAAAACGGCTAGCATTTGCTCTAAATGCGGAAACAATTTGAGAGGTTAATGTAATGGGTTTAATAGACCGATTTGCAGAAAGAGTTGCAAAAGAGATTACTAAAGCACCTAATCTACCAGTAGGTTCAATAGCACTAACAGAAACGCAAATGCGTAACAATATCGGGCAAACAACAACATACGGACAAACAGATGCACTACCACGCAATCCTAATCTTGCGACAGTTCCATTTGCTCCTGGTATGCCTATTGTTCCGGGCGCAATAAATCCACCGAACTCAGATAGTGGCAGACCCGACCCACGCAGATATGAATATCAAGTTGCGCAAAATATCAATATTACAGAAACACGCTTAACACCTTTCAAAACATTACGCGCTGCCGCAGATCAGATCGACATATTGCGCAGATGTATTGAAGTTACAAAGGCAAAGATACTTGGACTAGATTGGGATATTACATTAGGCGAAGATGCCGCAGAAAAGATTATTACTGAGATCGGTGGCGCAAGAGTACGCGCTATGCAAACTGCGCGAGATAACTACACGGAAGATATTAGCCGTTGTCGTCAATTCTGGGAACAACCAGATAAGGCAAACGGATTATTGTTTTACGATTGGTTAAATATTGCACTTGAAGAAATACTTGTGTTAGATGCGTGGGCTATATGGCCGCAAAAATCTGTCGGTGATGAACTATACGGATTACAAATTCTTGATGGTTCCACAATTAAGCCATTGATTGATGATCGTGGTATGCGACCAATGCCACCATTTAGCGCATATCAGCAAATCTTGTTTGGTTTTCCGCGTAGCGAATTTACTGCACCGACAGAAACAGAAGAAGCAGATGGCGAATTTACAAGTGATGAATTAGCGTATTTGATACGCAATCGCAGAACAACAAGCGTGTATGGATATGGACCTACCGAACGCGCATTACCACTTGCAGATATTTACTTGCGCAGACAACAATGGATACGCGCAGAATATACAGATGGCGTTACACCAGAATTGATGATGAAAACAGATGCAAACTTTGGTAATAACCCAGACTTGTTACGCGCATATGAAAACATTTTCAATAGCGATCTAGCAGGACAAACAGAACAACGCAAGCGTGTTCGCCTTTTGCCAGTCGGTATGGAGCCAATTCAATTTGATGGTTATGGCGAGAAGTTCAAAGATACGCTTGACGATTATCTTGTTAATAGCATTTGCGGTCACTTTGGAGTTCAACCTTCTGAAATTGGATTTAGTCCTAAAGGTGGTTTGGGTGGCGCAGGTTTTCAATTAGGTCAAGCAGAAAGTAGCGAGGTGATCGGCGCAATTCCGTTAGCAAACTGGGTTGCAAAAATGATTACTCAACTCTCATATGTATTTCTGGGTATGCCACGCGAACTTGAATTCAAGTTCATGGAAAGTGGTAGAGAAGATACAGAAAGCAACGCACGCACTATTGATTTGAATATCAAATCTGGAACATTAACGCTAAATGAAGCACGATCACGCGCTGGTTTACCGTTAATTGAAGCAGCAGAAGCAGATGTTCCTATCTTCACAACCGCAACTGGTTCATATCTTGTAACAGAAACAGGTATGTTGTTAATTGACGGTACGCAAACACTTACAGATGATGGTGAAGCCGAAGCAGAAGTATCTGCTATTGAAGATGCGCCAGAAGAAGCAGAGATCACAGATGCAGTTAAAGCACAACAGGAATTAAAAAAGTTTCTGCGGTTTTTAACAAAAGCACCAGATAGGGCTTTCCGTTTTCAAGATGTGCCAGTTGTCTATGCAGATGTGTTAAACAAATTTGTAACTGCAAAAGATTACGATAGCGCACGCTGGTATGCCGAACGCTATTTAGCATAAAATGAATAGAGCATGGAAGAAAAGGCAGGGCGCAAAAACACGCCTTGCTGCTCGGCGCGCAAAACTTATTAGAGATGCTTTACGATCTTCAATAAATGTTAATGCCGTTGTAGATGATTTTTTTGCTATGGGTTTTACAGAAAATACAACGACAGAAGAAACACGCGCATATGCCAAAATACATATACGCCCAGATAGCAAAGAAATGTTCAATGCGTTACAAACTATCTATGTGGATAGTTACACGCTTGGGCAAGATATTGCTATGAGCGCAATAGTAAAGGCAAAGATAAATAAAGCACCATCAAAAGCAGACTTACAACGCGCAATGGGCATTAACTGGGATACTTGGAAACCGGGCAATCGCGCCGCCGCTAATTTGATTAAACCGCCTCGCGGATTATCTGATTTGTTAGATCGGCGCGGTGTAACAATTCAAAATGTAAACAGAACCACACTTGACAGAATTGGAACAATCTTAGGCAGAGCGTTAGCAAAAGGTGAAACTCCAGCAAGTGTGCGTGCAGAATTGGAAGATTTGCTAGACGATAGCGACCGCGCATTAACTATTGCGCAAACTGAAATGAGTAGTGCCGTATCCGTTGCTTCTAGGGAATTATATGAAGAAAGCGGTGCGGAACTGGTAGAGTGGATAGTCGCAGACCCTTGTGATCTATGCCAAGAAAATGCAGATGTATCACCTATCGGTATTGGTGATGTATTCCCAAGCGGAGATACCGAACCGCCAGCACACCCAAATTGTGTTTGTGATATTGCGCCATATGTGGTAGATACACAAAACATAGGACAAGATGCATTAGACTATATTCTGAATGGAGAATAACAAATGGCATTTGAACATATTAACGCAAGCACACTTACAGTTACTTCAATTTTGCATCAAGTGGATAAGAACGCCAGACCACAGACCCCAATTACAATTTACAACGGTCATAGTGCGTCAATCTTTATTGGCGATAGCACGATTACCACATCAGGCGCAACTATCGGTCGTACATTAGCAACAGGTACTTCACAAACATTCTATGCAAGCGCTGGCGATATTATTTATGCAATCTCAGCAGCAGCCTCAGCCGCTGGCGCAATTGTTCTAACTTATTCAGCATAAAATGGCAGATGGGTTTGTACCGCCTAAAGGCGCACAAGAAAACGCAAAGCGCGGTTTAGAATTACGCGCAGAGTTTAAGCGTGGCGGAACAATGGTGGGAGTTGCTCGTGCTAGAGATTTATCAAACGGTAGATCGTTACCGTTAGAAACTATCAATCGCATGGTATCCTATTTTGCAAGACACGAAGTTGACAAAAAAGGAAAGGACTGGGGTAACGCCTCAAATCCTTCTCGCGGTTATATTGCGTGGCTTCTGTGGGGTGGCGACGCAGGTAAAACTTGGGCAGATAGCATTTCACAGAGAGAAAAGAAAAAGGATAAATCAATGACGACAGATTTAGCACACTCATATGCGCAGATCATCAAACAAGAAAAGCAAGATGATGGAACGCTATTGGTATATGGCAAAGCAACTGACGATGCATTAGATATTGACCAACAAATTTGTGATGCCGCTTGGTTAGAGAAAGCAATGCCAGAGTGGTTCAAAACTGGCGGTAACATTAGAGAACAACATAGCAATATTGCCGCAGGTGTTGCAAAAGAATTAGATAGTAAAGCAGATGGACATTACATTTCTGCATTAGTTGTTGATCCAGTATCGGTAAAGAAAGTTGAAACTGGTGTGCTAAAAGGTTTCTCAATCGGTATTCGTGCGCCAAGAATTGTTAGAGATACTAAAGCCGCTAACGGAAGAATTATTGACGGACAGATCGTAGAAATTTCATTAGTTGATAGACCAGCCAACCCTAATGCAAAACTAATGTTGGCTAAATCTGATAATGCTGGAACTTTAGAACAAGTTGAAGAATTTATTGAAAAGAAAGAACCAGATTATGAAGGCATCAATCGTGGCGGTAAAGGTTCTGAACCTTCCGATACTGAACTTTACAATCGCGTAAAAAGAGAAGCGAAAGAAAAGTTTGATGTTTATCCTTCCGCAGTTGCTAACGCTTGGGTTACAAATGAGTACAAAAAGCGTGGCGGCGGATATAAGAAAACAGAAAAAAATATAGCAACTCAGACCGTAAAAGGAGAAAAAATGGAGCACGAAGAAGATAAAGCGGTTTCTGAGAAGCCGTCAAAAGAAGATATGCTAAAAATGTATGAAGAAGCAAAGTCTGCTTATGAAGATGCAAAAATGGCACTTGACGAATGCAAGTCAATGTGTAAAGAAGCAGGTATGGAACTTGATGAAGATGAAGATGAAGAAAAGGAATTAAAGCCTGTCGGTGAAAGTGCAGAGGAAGAAACTGCAGAAGGTTCAAAGCCAGAAGCCGCAGAAGAGGAAGTTGAAGAAGCAGAAGGCAAGAAGCCTTTGGACAAAGTAGAAACCGCAGATTGTGATTGCGCAGGTTGCGCATCATGCGCAGAAAAAGGCGGTTGCGATAAAGCGATCTGCGAAAGTCACGAAGAAACAAAATCTGCTAAAAAGTGCCTAGAATGCGGTTGTGATCAGCCAGCAGATGCGCACGGTCGCAAAGATGTATCAACTGCAACTATGGTTGCGCCTACTGAAACTCCTAAGTCATCAACCACAATACTTCCACGCATAGATGTAGATGGAAATGATGTTGCCGATAATGGCACAGATGAAGATTCCTCAGATGATGAGGATTTGTCAAAAAAGACAATTACTGCAATCATTGAGAAAGCCGTAAAGAGTGCAAAAGATGCTATAACTACAGAGGTTACTTCCTATCAAGAGGAAATTAACAAGTTAAATGCAGAATTAGCAACGGCAAGAACAAAAGCAGTACAAGGTGGACCAAAGCGTTCAGTCATTAAGCCAGCAGTAATTGCCGAACTTGGTGATCTGCTACAAAAGGCTGCTGAATATCGCGCAAAGTCTGCCGTAACCGATGACAAAGATTTGGCACGCGGTTACAAAGAATTGGCATCAGATTTTGAAGCCAAAGCACTCGCAGTACAAGCCACTAAATAATTCAAACTCTTTACGAAAGGAAACAAATGGCTCTCGCACCAGTTAAAGCAACTGAGTTGTTCGGAGATGCTACTTCTGCAAAAGATGCAGCAGTGCGCATGGACGAATACACAGACGCTTTCAACAAGTCTGTTGGACAATCTATTTCAGACCCATCAGCAATTATGGCAATCAAGTCAGGTACATCAACATTTGCGCAAGCATCTGGCGACCCAGTATCAACACTTGAAGCCCTAGCAACAAACAAGTCTCTTTCACCAGATGCAGTAGGCGCGCTAAATAACGCACTTGCTTCACAACGCCTTGCAATGCAGGACATTCAGAAAGACATCACACTTACAAGCCCACTTAGCACATCTTTTGCGGCATTTGACCTCGAAGCACCATCTAAGTTGCTTACACCACGCCCAACACCATTGCGTAACAAGATCGCTCGCAAAAAGGGTATCGGTACTTCACACCGTGTAAAGCGTATTAACGGATACACAGGTACAGGTACAGGCGGAGTCGGTAACACATGGCCCGGAATTACAGAAAGCACAACAACTGCTTTCGGTTCAATTAACTTCCAACGCGGTCCAAAGATTTCATACGCAGCAGATGATCTAGTATTGCCATACAACTCATACTCACTATCTGATGCAGTTTCATTTGATGCAAACTTCTCAGGTATGGGATATCAGGACTTGCGCCAACTATCTTCAACATCAACACTTTACGCAACAATGTTGATGGAAGAGCGCATGATGCTTATGGCTCGCGGAACTGCATCTGGTTATTCAGGCGCACTTACTGCACCAACATTCACACTTGCTTCACCAGTAGCATCTGGTCAGACTGCACTAGCCGCAAACACTTACTATGTAAATGTTACTGCTGATGCTGGTATTTCTGGTTCAGGTTTTGGTGAGTCAATTCTTGGTACAGAAGCAAGCACAGCAGTTGCATCAGGTGATGTTCTAACTATTGCAGTTTCAACTGCCATAACTGGCGCACTTGGTTACAACATTTATGTTGGAACTGCTACAGGCGCAGCAAACCTCAAGTATCAGGGAACACTCCGTGGTACAGGTACATTTACAATTCAAGGTGCTTCTGCTACTGGTCTAACTGGTAACAACGCAGCATTTAATACAACAGGAGCCGCCGCATCTCGCGCATCAGCAGATACATCTGCATATGCAACAGGTTATGACGGAATTCTTCCTACTGTTCTTGGTTCATCAAGCGGTTTCAACAACGCAGTCAATTCAACTTTCTCTACATCAAACCCAGGAAATGAATATCAAACAGTATTCTCTGGTCTATATGATGCAGTTAAGGCTGATCCAGATGAGATTTTCCTAAACGGTGCAGATCGTAAGCAACTCTCAGATGCAATCAAAAATGGTTCAACTGCTAACTACCGTATCAATCTCTCACAAAATGAAGTAGGAGATTATGTTGGTGGTGCAGTTATCGGTGCTCTTAACAATGAGATCACAGGAAAGATGGTTCCATTAACTGTTCACCCTTGGCTTCCACAGGGTGTATCACCAGTGCTTTCATACACACTTCCAATTCCAGACACAGAGGTAACAGATGTTTGGGCTAACTT